AATTTGTAAAATACTCTAAAATTTCTTTACTTATATTTCTACCTGTTGCCTCTTCCATACCCTCTGTGCCAGGTGATGAGTTTACCTCAATCATAAATGGTGGTTCTTTCTTTCTATCTTTTGAAGGTATAAAATCTACGGCAGTCCACACACCATTTACTGCCTTAGCGGCCTTGATACATTCTTCTATTTCTAATTCTGTTAATTTTAATTCTTCTGGTTTTGAACCTTGTGATACATTACTTCTAAAATCACCTTTGATTACAGGTCGTTTCATTGTTGCAAGAACTTTACCACCCAAAACTAATACTCTAACATCATAGTCTGTCTTAATATATTCTTGTACTAATAAATCGGCATCCTCATCTTGTTTATTGATTAACTGTACAATAGAATCTAGTCCTATTTTTGATTCAATAAATAAAACACCTACACCTTTTGACCCTCGTAATGTTTTCATAATTACAGGAAAGTCTGTATCTAAATTTTCAAACGCCTTTAAGGCATTTTCTTTATCTGTTATTAGTGAAGATTTAGGTTGTCTTAAACCATAATCTGCAAGTTTGATAGATGTTCTATATTTGTCTGTGCATATTTCTATACAGTCTCTACTGTTAATACAACATACTTTATCTTTCTCAAACATAGATATAATATCCATCCAACTGTCTCTACGAACAACTGAACCTCTAAATATCGCAATAGTATTTTTATCAACTACAAAACCTTTTTCATCATCTTTGTTGTGTAGTCTTCTAATGTTATCTTCGTTTGATGTATACCCACCTGTAAGTTTATACAGGTAATATTTCCACCCTAACTTCTTTGCTTCTTGTTGAAGTCTATCTGCCGTGTGAAAAGTTTTTGCCTGTTCAGGTTCATCTGTTATGATTACTAGTTTAGGATTTTCAACTGCCTCACTAATAAATTCATTGAAACTAGGTACTTTCATCTTCTACTTTTTTGCCTATGTTATATTTTGCCGATAGTGTCCACTCGTTCTTTTCTTTGAAAGGTAAAACCTTTATCTGACTTAGAGGTGCCTTGTTTTCAGATTCCTCTTTTTTAGTTATATCAATTAAGTTCCAATCTTGTAGCAATATCGCAATCGTATTTCTTCTTTGTATATCATTCTCTGATAGTGTTGCTGTCTTGCCGTCTAATGCAAATAACTCTTTAAAGTGTACAATAAAATACTTACCTTGTTTATGTAAGATATGACATGATTGATATAGTGTTTTGTCTTTGCGACTTGCAACACCTATTCTAGTTAGTGTCTCTCTAACTTTTAGAAAATCATCAGGTTGTTTTATTGTTACTTCGAGCATTTTATCTGGATTCCATTCTATCTCATCATTCATTTTCTCTTTCTCCCACCCTTGTCAATAGATAATTTAATTAATTCAATCTGCTCTTTAGTTAGTATTGATAAGGCCTCTCTTGCCTTTTCGTTGCTATAATCATAATATTCTTTGACATACTCTATGTCTTTTAAAACATTTTGTTTTAGCCACTTACCACCAAATCGTTTCTTTTTCCTTATACTATTTATGAAAAAATTAAATTGAACATCTTTATCTAAGAAGTGGTAACCATTCATTTCATTTGCCTGTGCAATACAATCATAAAACATAGACAAACATTTGTTGATAACAAAGGGTGGATATTTCTTTGTCCACTCTGTATCATCAGTATCTAACAGTTTTTCTTTAGAGAAATTGATAGCGTTTAAATAATCTTTTAACTCATACATTATTTAAACTTACATCCTGCCATAATCTCTGTTAGACAAGCGACCATATTAATCTCTTGGTCAGCAACAAAGGCTGCCTTGTATTGATAACCTGCGATTATTAATATTGCTTGTGGTATAGAGTTTGGCGACAACGATTTATAAAGCACATCATAGATACTTCTAAACAAGAACGCTGGTTCTTTATCTAGATTTTGTACGACCCACTTTCTCATATCGTTAAATCTTTTTTCTTTTAGTGATGATATCAATTCTTTATGACTGACTTCAGACATAGAGAACAATATGCCACTATCTATTTTACCTCTTACAGAATATCTTTGTAATTCATTTATTGTCCTTCTAAAATCAGGATAATGTTTTTGAATTAATTCTGCAAGTATTTTCTTATCAAAAGGCACTTCTTCATCTTCTAATATTTTAGAACATCTTTCCATAAATGCTGTTGCTGTTTTAACTCTTTGACCATTTACGATTCTAAAGTCTACAACAGTACATCTACTGTGAAGTGGTTCGATAAGTTTTGCTTTGTAATTACATGTAAATATAAATCTACAATTTGCATGAAATGTTTCTAAGAAGTTTCTTAAAGCAGGTTGAACTGAATCGGCATTTGTATAATCTGCCTCATCTATGATTACTACTTTATGATTAGCGTCTTCAGTTAGAGATACAGTACTTGCAAAGTTTTTAATCTTTGTTCTTAATGTATCAATCTGGCGACCCTCATCAGAACCGTTAATGATTATGTAATCACAACCTAATTCTTCACACAATGCACGAGCAACGGTAGTCTTACCTGTACCTGCTGTGCCTGATAATAATAGATTAGGTATTTCGCCTTGTTTTAAAAACTCACTAAAAGTTTTCTTCGTATCTTCTGGTAAGATACAATCCTTAATTTTCTTAGGTCGATACTTCTCGACCCATAAAAAGTCTGACATAATATAAACCTCAATTTAGTTAAAATTAAAATGTTGAATCTGGTTCTAGTGCAATCCAGTATTTAACTGGTCTAGTGCGATTCACAAAATGACTGATTTTCTGTGATGATATTGCAACATCATAATCATCAGTAATCATTTTAAAATTTTCTGCCTTGAAGTATCCGGTAAACACTTTATCAGATTCACAAATGTCCACAGAATAAGTGTTAGAAGATTTGTTCTTCTTATCAGTAGCAATCATTTTAATTGATGTGCCATCACCTACAACTGCAACATCAGGTAGACCTAATGTGTTAATACCTTTCATAACTTTTTCAAACATATCTTTTGTAAATGTAAAAGATACAAAAGTGTCTGGCATAGTTATTGATTTTGTTGGTGCAACAATGACTGATTTATCAGCAAAAAAGTATTTAACTTTCTGTTTGCCTTCAACAACTTCTACATGTGATTCACCATCAAAGTTTAAAGATGGTTTTGAAAACATATCAATTGTTCTCAAAAACTCTGGTAAATCATATATAGCAAACTCTTGTGGCATATCATCAGATATCTCTGCTTCTGCTAATATATTTTTCATTGTTGATATTGTAGTTAAAGTTTTACCACTTTTAACTAGTATGTTTTGATTAATGTCAGAAAAGTTTTTTAAGACATTAATTGTATCACTTGATATTTGCATAATATATTCTCACTTGTTAATTATATAATGTGTTTATTATATATCAACCAGCACGAAATGTCAATGCTGGTTGATACTTAGTGTTTACTTAATTTTGATTACTTTAGGTTTCTTTTCTTCGGGTACAACTCTTTCAAGTTCCACTCTAAGAAGACCATCTTTCAACACAGCGTCATTTACAACGACATCCTCTGCAAGAGTAAATGTTCTTTTGAACGCCCTCTTAGCAATGCCTTTGTGAACAACATTATCTTTAGGTTTTTCTGTTGTAGGTAAATCAGATGATTTAATTGTTAAGAAATTTTCTTGAACAATAACATCTACCTCTGCCTTAGAATAACCAGCCAATGCAACTTCGATAACATGTGAATAATCACCTGTCTTGACTATATTGTATGGTGGATAGTTTGGTTGTTGATGTTCTAACAATGTTTCAAAATGTTTGAATACATCATCATAACCTATTGTAAACGGATGTAATGAACTAAATACCGTCATAGTTTCCTCCTTTGTTAAGCAAGTTTTAGTAGAAGCCCCATTATGGCGACTTCTACTATTATTTATAATGGATTATATCTTAATATTGTAATTTTGTCAAGCTTTTAGCGTCTGCAATATATTTACTTCTTTCTTCACTAGGTAAAGGTATCAACCCTCTATCTACTAAATAACCATCATCACCTATGGCATCCTCATTCATGAAAAATTTAACAAATTCATGAATTGCTGGTTTCATATCAGCATGGTCATTTTTAACATAGAAGTATAATGAACGAGATACTTTATATTTTCCACTTGCAATATTATCAAATGTAGGTTCAACACCATCTACGATACTTCCTTGAACTGTATCTTTGTTTTGGTCTAAGAAGCTAAAACCAAATACTCCAAATGAATCAGGTGCTGATTGTAGTTTTTGTATTATTAGATTATCGTTTTCTCCTGCCTCTACATATGCACCGTCTTCACGAACTGTATAGCAGAGTTTTTTAAATTCTTTCTTATTTTTCTTTTTAAGTTTTTTTATCCATGATATTTGTTTACAACCACCGCCTAGTGCTAATTCAGCAAAAGCGTCTCTAGTACCTGATGTTGGTGGTGGACCGTATACTTGTATTTTTGTATTAGGCAAATCACTTCTTACATCTTTCCAAGTCTTGTTGTCATTCTCACAAGTAACACCATCTTGTAGACCACAAGGTATGTTTTTTGCAAGAGCAAGATACAAGTCTTTTCTTGTAATGTTTAATCTTTCAGAAGTCTTTACATTTGCAACAACGATTCCGTCAAAACCTATTTTATTTTCGGTTATATTAGTAATGCCGTTTTTTGCACATAGTTTAACTTCTTTAGATTTTATTCTTCTTGAAGCATTTGTTATGTCAGGTGTAGAAGGACCTTTACCTGCACAGAATAGTTTTAAACCACCACCTGAACCTGTTGATTCAATGATAGGTGCTTTATGTTCAGTTCCTCTACCAAAATTTTCTGCAACAACTGTAGCAAAAGGATAGACTGTTGATGAACCAACAACCTTTACTACATCTGAAGCAATTGAAATATTTGATAAAGAAAATATTAATGGGACAATTAAGATTTTTTTCATTATAACTCCTTTATTATTTTCACAAGTATTTAGAAAATTAGTGTTAAAAAGGTGTTAAAGTGAAATTAAATTTTTGTGAAGAATGTCATCTTCTCATTTTTGATAAATCTTTTGCATGTTCTTCATCAAAAATAGGTACAAGATTTGACTTGTGTAATATGCCGATACCG